ACGATATGAAGTACCAGGATGTTGACACCGGGATAACTATACCACCTGAAATCCGTTCAAGGTATAAAGCAGTCCTCGGTTGGTGTGCTAAAGGTGTGGATAGTTTAGCAGATAGATTGGTATTTAGAGAATTCTCCAATGACAACTTTGAAATAAACGAGATTTTTAATATGAATAATCCGGATACATTTTTTGATAGTGCGGTGCTTTCAGCTTTGATTGCCTCATGTTGTTTTGTATATATTTCTAGGGGCGAAGGTGATATTCCAAGATTACAAGTTATTGAAGCAAGTAACGCAACCGGAGTCGTTGATCCGATAACTGGGCTATTAACTGAAGGTTATGCTGTACTTGAAAGAGATGATAGAGGTAATCCAACCCTAGAAGCTTACTTTATACCAGGTAGAACGAATTATTTAAAAGATGGCAAACTAGCTTATAGTATTGAAAACAATGTTGCATATCCATTGTTAGTACCTATTATCCACCGGCCAGACGCAGTAAGACCATTTGGACGCTCTAGAATAACAAGAGCAGGAATGTATTATCAAAAGTACGCAAAGCGAACACTAGAAAGAGCAGATATAACAGCAGAGTTCTATTCATTCCCTCAAAAATATATAGTTGGACTTAGCAATGATGCTGAACCTATCGACAGCTGGAAGGCTACAATATCAGCTATGCTCCAGTTTACTAAAGATGAAGATGGTGATTCTCCGAAGTTAGGGCAATTCACAACATCCTCAATGTCCCCATTTACCGAGCAACTAAGAACAGCTGCCGCAGGATTTGCTGGTGAAACAGGATTGACTTTGGATGACTTAGGATTTGTTTCTGATAATCCTTCAAGTGTGGAAGCTATTAAAGCCAGTCACGAAAATTTAAGACTTGCAGGCAGAAAAGCGCAAAGAAGTTTAGGAAGCGGATTCTTAAATGTAGGATATCTAAGTGTTTGCTTAAGAGATGATTTCCCGTATTTGCGCAGTCAATTCTATCAAACAAAAGCTAAATGGGAGCCTTTGTTCGAAGCAGATGCGAATACGTTGGGTTTAGTTGGTGATGGGGCGATTAAAATTAATCAAGCAATTCCAGGTTATATTACAGGTGAAACCATAAGAGACTTAACTGGAATTAAAGGAGCGAATGAATAATGGAAAAAGACATTGTTCCTGAGCTTCTAGATTTGATTGAAAAGGAATTTGATGAAAAAACCTATAATAGTGAAGTATTAAAAAAAGCTATTCAAGCTCTAAACGATAAAAAAGCAACTTACAAAGATGCTAATGAATTTGCTATTGAGATAGGAGAAATATTATCTGATGTATTAAATAAAAACATAACCGCAGAAATACTTCCAGATGGCAGAATGTATTTTAATATAGCAAACAGAATACTTAATCCAACAATGGCCAAAAATCATGAATTAATATCAAGCTATGCAGCAGATGTTCAAACTACACTAAATCGTAATGCAGGATTACGAATAAAAGGTCAAAAATCAGAACTTAATCAAAGTAGAATAGATGGAATTATTGAAAGACTTAGTAATGAAGAAGATTTTGAAAAAATAAAATGGGTCCTAGACGAGCCAATTATAAATTTTAGTCAGACAATAGTCGATGATACAGCTAAAGTCAATATGGACTTTCAAGCCAGAGCAGGGCTAGAACCTAAAATAAGAAGGGTAGTAGTTGGCGATTGTTGTGACTGGTGTAGACAACTAGCTGGTACTTATGAATATGGAGACGAGCCAGATAATATTTACAAAAGACACAGATATTGCAGGTGTCGAGTTGAATACTATCCAGGTGATGGGAGAGTCCAGGATGCACATACAAAAGAATGGAGGGACCCTGAAAGAGAAGCAAAGATTGAAGCTAGAAAGATGATAGGGATTAGGAATCGGAGGTGATTGAGTGGCTAAATATAGAAAGAAACCTGTTGTAATAGAAGCATGGCAATTCACAAAAGAAAATTTTAAAAAAGGAGTGCCACATTGGGTTAAACACTCTGATAGAAAAGTAGAATTGTGGAGCCAGTATGGTGGAAACTCCATAGGAGGAGAAATAGAGACACTAGAGGGAATTTATGAAGTGTCTGAAAATGATTGGATTATAAAAGGCATTAAAGGAGAACTCTACCCTTGTAAACCAGACATATTTTCAATGACATATGAAAGGGTAGATTAACTGGAGGTGATCTAATAGTTTCCCAGCGACAGGGTTATCATGCATGACGATTGAAGGAGGAGTAATATTGAATTTAAAAGATTTTTGGGAAAAGAAGGTTGTTATTCAGGCGAAAAATAATAGAATATTTAGAGGAGAAATAACAGACTATATTTATCCTGAAGATAACGAAAACGAGAAGGAAAGTATCATATTAGAGCCTATTAATGGGGGAAATCCCATTGAATTTTATGAGAATGACATAAAAGAAATACAAATATTACAATAACAGCACTTACTAAATAAAAATGGTGAGTGCTTTTATTTTTGGTATAATTAACCTAACTAACGTTTGGAAGGGGTTAATTGCTTGTGGATCTAAAGAAAAGAGTAGAAGAAATATTCGAAATTAGCGCCGAACCAGCTGCAGATATTGCGTCCAGTATTTTCTTAGAAGGTATTGCGGGTTCGGTTGTTCCGGGGGTGACAAGTGCAATGCTTGCATATAAGCAAAAAAGATCCGAGAGGATGGTTGAAGAGTTCATGCTTGAGACGAAAAAAAGATTGAATGAGCTAGAGGACAATTTAACCAAATTGGACGAAGAAAGAATTAAAGAGTTTAAAAACAAATACTTTGGGTTGGTTCTAGATTATGTTGTAGAAGCAAAGCAAGAAGAAAAAATTAAATATATTGTTAATGGGTTTATTAATCTAGCAGATATGGAAAATTTACAAGAAGATGTGATTTTAATATTTTATGATATCTTAGATGAATTGAATATATTAGATATTAGAGTTTTAAAGTTATATGATTACTTCTCTAAAAAAGAGAGTTATTCCGACATTATCGAAGATGTAGGTATAGACTATGAACAGTATGCTTTAATTCGAAATAAACTTGAAAGATTAGAACTAATAGAGAATAGGGCTCAGTCACAATACGAAGAGATGTTCAAGAATGTCGCGAATATTGGTGAATATTTATCTAAAGTGGATAAAGGAAAGAAGGCTAACCTTAAGTTTAAAAAGCCAAAAACCATAAATTCAAAATCTTATCAACTAACCAAATTAGGGAGGAAATTTTTAAGATTTTTTACAAATCAAGGGCACTTAGGAAACTAGGTGCTTTTTTGTAAGGGGGTGATTATATGGCAAAAGATGATTATGATGTGATTGTTTTTAAGATATTAACTTACCTATACGCGTGTATTAAACGAAAAATAGCATTTGAAGATATTACATTTATGAAGACAATTTCCTTTGAAAATATTTCTGAGGAGTATTTGATGGATGTATTAGATATGATGCAAGATGAGGGTTTAATAACTGGATATACGAGTATAAAGGCTTGGGGTGGGAATCTAATCAGAACAAGTGAGTTAAGTGATTTAAAGATTACGTCAAAAGGGATAAGATATTTAAATGACAATAGTAAAATGAAAGAGGTTAAAAATCATTTAGCAGAAAATATAGGCTTAGTAGCTGAATTAATTAAATTAGCTTTCATGTAAAAGCACTTACTAAATAAAAATGGTGAGTGCTTTTATTATGCCTAAATTTAGGGAGGGAATGAATGATGAGTGTTTTTGTAGATAGAAAGCAACGAAAAGAAAGGGGTTATTCTGTTAAAGATGCTATTGAAAGTGTGAAAGCAAGAATTGAAGAAACCGAAGATATTGTAATTATGACAGTGGATAAAAATAAAGCGGTAGACATTGATTATTCTTCAAGTGATGTTTCTAAGCTTATCGGTTATCTTGAGATTACAAAGCAGTCAATAATAGAGAATTTATAGGGAGAGTGATCCACATCTCCCAAGGACAGGGTTATCATCTAAAGCGATTGAAGGAGGATTTATATGGTTAAAGCTAGAATTGGTAATCAAAATCCTACTCAATCGGTAATTTTACCATATAAAAAAAGTCTATATCAAAAAGCGATTGATACTTACGAATCGTCAAAAAGAGAAGCCCAAGAATGGCAAATCAATCTAATAAAACATATTTATGCAGTCAACGAAGATGGTTTATGGGTTCATACAAAATTTGGTTATTCTCTCCCTCGTAGAAATGGGAAAAATGAAGTTGTAGCAATTAGGGAGATGCAAGGATTGCTAGATGGAGAGCAGATTCTCCACACCGCACACCGAACAACAACATCTCATACCGCTTGGGAAAGATTGTGTAGACTACTAGACAAAGCAGGCATTGCGTATGACTCATTAAGAGCAACTGGTAGAGAAAGAGTTGAAATTCCTGAAACTGGTGGAAGGGTAGAATTCAGAACTAGAACCTCTACGGGCGGACTTGGAGAAGGCTTTGACTT